GCACAGAAGACTGGAAAGCTATCTTTTGCATCTTACCGATCATATTGCAAATCTTGTGACGTTACGGACAATCCTTTCTGCCTCTAAACTAATATCCAACTTCCCTTCGTTGTACTCTCCTCTCTGATTAAAAATGAAGGTAAACAACTGAAGCACAGCCAATTTCAGATCAGCAGGTACAGAAGTAAACCCAGCCGTGTACTCTATATCATATATGCCATCCTGCTCTACAATAACTATCTCGCTGTTAGCACCGAAATTATTAGCTAATTCTCCATCAAGAATCATATTCTGATTCATCTGACCATAGTCTCGTATGGCGTAACTAAATTGTTTTACGGGGCTATAACTTAGCTGGAAAGGGACATTAGCTTTTAGATTGGCTGTATGCTTAACGGTTTTGTCTACCAAAGCATAGCCTGTATATTTCTCTACAGCCTGCCTTGCTGCACTAATATAAATGGGTATTATGCTGTCGTAATCAGTATAGTCTATAGATGCATGCAACTTAGCCTGAGTAGTAGTAATAGGCTCAGTACCAGTATCGGTAACTTTCGTGCTAAGGATTGTATTTATTGCCATTTCTGTATTGATAATTTTCTGCAATATCCGTAATCCACTTCTCTATCTCTGACAATTCCTGCTGCGGATCTAATTCTCGGCTTCTGGCTTTAGCCCTCTCACTCCACTTACGGTAGGTCTTTTCATTATGCAACTTCTCGATTGCCTTGACCCACTCGTCTATATTATTTCTATCCGACACAAATATACCTGCATTCCCGCAATTTTCTTTCAAGCCTGGAGTAGGGCTGGCTATGACTGGGATGCCGCTACACATAGCCTCTGTTGCCGTTCTACCCCAAGACTCATAAAGACTTGGCATTATCAGAATTTTGGTCATCCTGTAGACAGGCAGAATATCTACCTGTTTTTCTATGACCCTAACATTCTCAGGTTGGTTCGTTATCTGACCAATCTTTGCTGGCTCAGAATAAGAACCTTTGACACCTAAGAATCTATACTGCGGAAGCCTTGCAGCTATCTCTCGAAGAATCTCTCCACCCTTATTCTGATCCAAATTTATTAGGGTGATGTATTCTCCGTCCCATGGGTCCTGTTTGACATCGTAGTATCTGTGATCTATTGGAGGATGAAAAACCATTGACGGATGCGGATAGTTTAGTTCTTCTTTGATCCAATTAGAATTATATACTATATGCTGTACTACTTCGGAGTTCTTGATATGTTCCCTTGGAAAAGAATTGTGTATGAGATGAAATACTGGCTTCTTATAAATACCAGCCAATGCCTGCGTCCATGCGCTGTAATCAAGGTGGGTAAGAATTGCATCAGCCTGCTGGAATAGCATCGTTTCATTGTACTGGTCTGGAGGAAAGACATCTATGTTCTCCCAGATATAATGGCTGTTTATGCGGAACTGGTTAGCCTGCTTCAGTAATACCTTGACGGTATGCCCCTTTGATTGCAAGTATTTGTTTAGCTGATGCAACATCATTTCTGCGCCACAAACATGATGTGGCGGATAAAGATGAATGCTGGACAATATCGTAGCCATATTAAATGATTTTCCAGTTCTGACAGTATATATCTCGTGTTTCTAAATGCGCAGCTTCGGATCCGAACCAAACTCTCGGTGCAACAACGTCTCCATTTCTAAGCCATGCAGCCCACCAAGAATAGGTACTGTTGGCTATTATATGGGCTTTGCAGGCTTTCATTACCTTAAATGAATCCATCGTATTGCCGTCAAAGAACCAATGGTCGCCTTCTGGCATCGTGCCTAATATCTCTTTTGCTTTATATAGATCCTCGCTAAAAACCATGTAAGGACCAGAGAGTTCTGCCATTGCCTTATGGTAGTATTCTCTTGTACAAATTGGATGGTAATTGCTGCCGTAATCTCCCAGTCTAATATGTATAGCAGTATATGCTACTTCCTGATGTTCGTCATTCAGGGTAAAGTAATGCCTAATCAAATCAGCGCAATGCTCGAAGTATTTGCTACTCTGCATGTGACCAGAATAGCTGTATCCGTCTGGATGCTTTAGTCCTTGCCAACCCCAGTTTATATGGTATTCGGGTAGGCTTTTATGCTCTTCGGATTGTTTGGGTAATGGATTCTTAAAATATTTGCCTATTGATATATCCTCCTGTGTCCCAAATCTTTCTAAAGCATCATAATTTACCCAATCTGGAAACGAATACTGATAACCATTCGCCTCAGCAATGCCTATGACGGATGCTATCTGGAACATTTGGTTCCCAAGTCTGCCATATCTACCAAGGGCGTTAAAGGTTACCATTCGTTGTCCCTCTTGCGATGATGGTGAAATATGACAGGATAGGGTCGCTCATTTAGTCCATCATCATATACAAATGCCCCATCATTGTACTGGGCAGGCCACCAATGTGTCTTAATCTGATACCTGTGCGCCAAGCAGGTAATTATAGCCTGATCGTGCCTATGCTCTTGAAATCCGGGCGCATTTTTCATCTTGGATGGTGTATCGTCGATCATATCCCGAATGGTACACCAGATATGCCACTTGTTTACCAAATGCAAACTTTCTTCGCCAGCAATGAACAGCATAGCCGATGCCTGCACCTGCTTGATGGGCATTGACCTCCATCCTGCAATCCTGTACATCACATCCATCTTGCACCAATGCTCATGTATGTACATATTGCGAAAGAGATGAATATTGTGGTTTAGCTTGGTCAGGTGACTTAGGTCATTGACTATTTCTACGCCTGCATCCGTATATAGCAGCATATCGCCATCCTTCATGTCTTTTAAGTTAGACTCTATGAAGTAGGGCTTCCAAAGCCAATAGCCTGCGCCTCTCGGCTGTGACAGAATATGCTCATAATCAAGGTAATAGTCCCTGTCGATGTCTTCTGGGTGATATATAACAGATTGATCTGCCCCATACTTCAAGGCACTTGTCCTTGCCAGTTCAGCAGATTTCTCCATATTCCCAGACGAATACGTTATGTGTTTTAGCATATTTGGCTTATAAATTCTTCAGATGCGGCAAACGTATCGGTATAATCTACATTCCTATTCCACAGGTCAGAAAAGGCTGGCTGCTGAACACATAGGAATGGATAGCTAATATGCGCTGGCATTGATGGCAATAGATTCTGATCCAACCAAGCATCGAACATGATGCCCGATTCGGGCTTGTAATGGCTTACAATAGCGTTTATTGCTGTTTGGGTATATCCTATTGCATGGCTCGTAAATGAGCTCATAATGGTCCTTAAATGAGCTGTACAAGGCTTTGGCTGATGATGATCTGGATAAGGTCTAAGATTAGCCCCATAATACATCCATTTCCAAGGCTGATTCTCAAGTTCTTTATGTATATCCCAAAACTTGTCTATCTTTTGAAACCTGCAATCGTCTTCCAGAACCAATACCCTTTCATAGCCATCGGTCAAACAATCTTCCAATATTTTATAATGGCTATGATTAAAAGATGCTCTTGGATTATCCATTTTGATGGAATCGAACCACACATACATCAGCCCAATCTCCTCTGCATTGCGCTCAAAAAGCTTCCTGCGGTCCTTCCTTTCTGGCTGGCTAAGTACTATGACTATATCGTAGAAGTTCTGGAACATATAAAAAGAGGCGTACTCAAAGGTACGCCTCCCAAACACAAAACCAAAACAAGCAAGAACTACGTGCCGGTGGTGCCGTAAACAGCAGCCTTGGGCTGGAAGCTCAGGAGTTCGATGCGAGCCTCTGCACGGTAGGTTACAAGGTTCTTGATGAAGTCCGACTGGTCGAACTCGGTAGAACGAACTTGGAAACCAGAAGCCTGTGCGATAGCGAAAGCATCGGTGTTGATGATGTAGAAACGGCTGCCAGTAACTTGGCTGTGGGGTACTACAGGTACACCATTGATGCGAACCGTGCCAGCAGCGTCGATGGCTACGGAAGCAGGAACGCTGTAATCACCAGGCTTAGTCAGGAGAACTTTGCTCCATGCATCCCAAGTGGTCAGGATGATGTTAGCCATACCCAGACCGAGGTCACCGTGCTGCGCCAGACCTGAAATCATCTTAGCAACAGTAATGGTCTCCGAAGTGGAGAGAGCAGTAGAGTTGGTGGCGATGTTATTCAGGAAACGGGTATTGACGGAACGGTTCCAGTCTTCAACCAGCGACTGGCTGAGGTAGGACTGGAGGAACGGCAGGTCCTGAAGCATCTGACGGGTTACTTTGACATAACCAGCGATGAAAGGAACCGACGTATTTACCATCTCTACATCGTAGTCGATCTGAGCCTTGTCATTGCCCTCAGTCTGCGCACCGAAAGAACCTTCGCCAACGGGGGATTTGCCACGGGGGAAGGATACGTTACCGGTAGCGGTAGGGATGATACGGAAGACATCGTAGAGGTGCGGGTTGTAGAAAGAACGCATGATCGGATTCTGCACGTAGGAAACTTGTGAAGTTCCAGTCAGATTATCCGTCAGGTTCATCGTACCAACCGTCTTCATTGTCATAAACGACTTCTCGCTCCGAATGGAATCGAAGTTGTCGGTTACGATGTCGATTACAGCCTGCTTCAGATGGTCGGAATTGCTCCAGCCATTCTTGTAGTCAGCAGTGATGGCAGTTTTGACTTTGCCAGACTCAGCCAGCAGACGGTCAACGTTCTGCTTCAGTTCTACGAGGGTCTGACCTTTGTGGGCAGAATCTTCGTTGAGTTGAGCCACCTTCGCCTCGACTTCTTTATTTACGCGGGCGAACTCGGCATTCAACTCGTCCTTGTATCCCTTCAGTTTGGGATCAAGAACGTCAGTGATTGCTTTTACTGTTTCGTTCATTGTTATTGTTTTAAAAATGTTTAAGACTTATGAGATTTATTGCATCGATCAAGTCTGAATCACTTTTTGGCTCAAGAACCGTCTCATCGACTGACTCTTTGCTACTCATAGTCTCAACCACCTGATATAATTGCTTTATCTCTAATAGACACATTTCTATAGCATCGTCCGTAGCATTGCTGTTACGCACGAATTTCTCGAAGGTTTTGATTCGGTCTTTAATGTCCTTCGTGCTTTTCATTCCCAGCAAAGGAGTAAATTCATTGGCTCCCCAAGCCGTCAGGGAGGAACCTTCAAAAAGCTTTAGATCAAACATTTCATTTCCGTCTTGACCCTTTTGCTCCCTGATGACAGAAAATCCAATGCTATGCTCCTTAACCAGATCTGATTCAACCATTTTCAAAAAGTCCTGCCCCAAAT